TTGCTCAGATTACCGACATTCGCACCTACAAGGGCGATCAAGAGTATCTGTTTATTTTGGAGGTAGTGTTCTAGTGGGCAAGTTTACGGACACCGACCTTTTTGATTTTGAAACTGACTACGAAGCTTATTTTGACAGGGCTTTTAACAAGTTAATCAATAAGGTTTTAGATGATTTGGCTACGCCTGAAAACAGTCCTGTTTATACAGGATATTTTGCGTCAAGCTGGAAAGCCCAGGCAGGCGGTGGTGTTGGCAAAGAGACTCAAGAGCAAAGTGATCGAAACAGACGAGAAAGAAAGCCTTGGAACAAGGTTTATCACGAACCAACTCCTGGCAAAGGCGGCATAGAGACTCCGTGGGGCATCAAAAAAAATATGGGAGTAATCGAACGACGTTTTAACAAAAATGGCTTTTATGCTAATTTTAAAAAGTACAATACTGTATATATAGGCAATACTGCACATTACGCCGCTTACGCCTTGGAAGATGGTTTAACTGTTGCTTATATTCAAGACCTTAAACAAGTGGTTGATATAGCCTTTAAGGAGAATCCCGCTCTTGCCAGCATTAAGGCAGGCGTTGTTCCGAAGGCAAGAGTTGCTGGTGCAATTCCAGAAACGAAGGCGGGCACGCCTATGCTGGAACCGCCTACAAGCGTCTTGACCAAAGATCCATGACTCTTGTAAACGCCCGAGCTGCTTTTGAAAAAGCTGTAACTGATGCAGTAGTAGCTGCGGATGCCACGGTGTCGATGGTTTACGACAACGTTCGGTTTACGACGCCAGGTAAGACCAAAAAATACGTGTCAATGAGCGTGACTTTCAATCAGTCAACGCTTCAAAACCACGGAGCAGCTTCAGATTATTACAGCGGAGTTATCCAGTGCAACGTATATGTACCCAAGTCTGCTGGTACGGCAGCGCTTGCAGCGGTTAGCGAGTCAGTAATCGACGGCTTGACATCAGTCAACGCTGCCAACTACACCGACACATTTAGTGTTTCTCCAAGAGTTTTAGACGTTACCGGTCCTAGCTCTTTAGAACTTGAGGATCGTCCTCATTTCCTAGGAATTATTTCTTGCCAGTTTACGGCAACTGTATAGTATATTAGTTGAAACGACAATGTTTTATGCGTGCCACCGAGCTGCTTCGTAACAAGTTTGGCGTTAGCCAGCTTTACAAGCATGAAGTCAAGGATGGCGATGATGTGGTGCTTGAGATCTACTGGCATCCTCTGACGATTGCTGAGCGCGAGTCGATCCAGAAGAAGTCCAGCTCTGACGATGCTGCCGATTTTGCTCTGGGCATGATGATCGAAAAAGCTTTGGATGCTGACGGCAAGCGCTTGTTCCAAGATGGCGAAAAGGCCCAGTTGCGAAACGCTGTAGACGCTTCGATTTTGCAAGAGATCCAGCTAGCAATGCTGAACTCTGGAGCGGAAAACAAAGTGGAGGAAGCGAAAGCTGACTTGAAAAGCTAATAGCGACTGGTTTTTCATTTTTTTTCTTGCAAAGGAGCTGGGTACAACCGTGGCTCAGCTCTCTTGTTATCTAACGCAAGAGGAGCTGGTTGGATGGGCTGCTTTTTACGAGCTAAAGGGTGAGCAAGAGGAAAAAGCTCACGATCAGGCCAGGATGCGTGGAAAGGCGCAAAGTGTTGGCAGGCGGTAAAGTAGAGCAATAGGTCTTGGTCCGGGCTTGTGGCTGATTACGGCGTAAATATCAAGGTCAAGGTACAAGGCCAGAACAACGCCAAGCAGCTGGGAGAGCAGGTCAGGGAAATTGTTGATGGTCTTGAGGCTGCTGACAGGGCGTTTACTCGGTTTTCTAATAATTTAAAGTCGTTTGATCAAAGACGAGCACAGCGAAAGATAAACGAAGAATTAGACAAGACTGCGCAAAAGTACAGGGAGCTGGATCGGCTGCAGCGCCAGCTTTTGGCTAATGATAATTCTGCAATAAAAGCAGCTGAGAAACGAGCAAAGCTTGAAGAGTTTATCTCCAAGAATGTCTCTGCCGGTCGTATGAGGCGACGGGCTCGATTTTTGAGAGGAGATCCAGAGCAGTATCCATCAGGAGCAAACCAGCCTTTTGCACCAGATCCTATGGTTGCAATAAGGAAGCAGCGTGACGCAGAGGCAAAGTTTGCCCGTGAAATTTTTGATATTGAACAAGACTTTGCCCGCAGGCACAACAATACGCAGATAGAGCTGCTAACGGAAAGAATTAAGCGTGAAATGGATTTGCAGAAAGAAGTGTTTGATAATGCGTTGCGGCTTGATAAAACTTTCATGGAAGAAAGTTTTGACAAGCGATTAAACGCAGCTATTGAGGCAAGAGGCCAGCAGACAAGACTTACCGGCCAAACCAGTCCGATTGGTGGAGCGGTAGGGATTCCAGGCAGTCCTGCTGCTAAAGCAGCCGAAGAGCGTGCCAAAAGGTTTAAATCAGCTCAAGGCAGCGCATTGATTGGTGGTGCCTTCCCGCTGTTGTTTGGTCAAGGCATAGGAGCTGCTGCAGGCGGTGCTGTTGGCGGCTTTGGTGGCGGAATGATTGGCGGCGAATTTGGCTTTGGCCTTTCGTTGATTGGAACGCAGGTCGGCACGTTAATTGACCAGTTTGTTGCTGGAGCAACCGAGCTAGGTCAAGCATTAAATCCTCTAACTGTTGACATCGACGCTCTGACTACCGCTGCCGGTCTGGCCGCCACAGAAACGCAGAAATTTATCAAACAGATTGAAGAAGAAGCTGGTGAAAAAGCTGCTCTGGCTGCAGCGACTAGCGAGCTTGCTCTCATCGTGGGAACAGACGGTGTTACTGCTTTGACGGAGTTTGGAGATAGCTCTTTGGAGCTATCTAGGCAGTTCAGTATTGCAATGACTCAGATGCAATCTGTGCTTGCCAAGTTCTTGAACAGCATTGGCCTTGGTAAAGGGCTTGCTGGAGCGGTTGAGCGCACCAATTTGCTTAGGGCTGGTCTTGCAAACACAACAGATCCAGAGCTTCTCAGGCTGCAAAAAGAACGACGGCAGGCTTTAACTGGAGCAGCAGGAGCTGTTGCAGGTGCCGCGACTATTGGTATTGACAAAGAAATTGTCGAGCGACAGCGAGAGCTGCAAAAAGAAAACAGTGAAGAGCTTAAAGAGCAAGCTAGGCTTGCCGCTCAAAACAACGATCAAGGCTTAAGGCAGGCTGGAATTCTTCGAGATCAACTGACTATTGAAAAGCTGGGAGGCAGCTTGCTTGACGACAGGGTTTATAAGTTGCAACGATCAATTATCTTCCAGCAAGCAGCATTGAAGGCTGCTGATGATGAGCTAACTCCTCTTGAGCAAGCAAACATTTTTAGAGAAAGAGACGTCGAACTTCAGCAGCTAGCAAACAGGCGTCAGGCTGAATCTGAAAGAGTTACTGCTCGCAAGGTAAAACTTAGCGAAAAAGAAGAAAGAGCTATTAAACGAAGAATTGATGCAGTTGATAGAGAGATAAAAAGCACAACCGAAGCATTTATCAGGGCTGAAAGCCAACTAAACGACATTATCAATAAAAATAAAGACAAAGTTGCCTTTGAGAAAGAGTATGCACGCTTGATCCAGCAAGGCAGCACGCCTGCTGCTGCGAAGCAAGCTATTGAGTTGCAGAAACAGCTGAAACAGCTGGACCGGACTTACGACAAGTTAATTGACAGGCTTGATGTTGAGGTTGCAAGTCTTAAAGCTTCGATTGCAAAGGCGAGAGCAGAGGGTGCGACAGAAGATGCACTTAAAGGCCAGTTAGACGCATTGGCTGAAATTGAACGTAAGATTGCTGGCCTTGAAGGCAAAAAAGAAGGTGCGGAAGGAGCGATTAACGAAGCGCTTGCACCCAAAAGCGATCGCGAAACTCTAAATGAGTATTTAAAAGAGTTGCAAGGCGAGCTAAATAAATTGATGAATCCTGCAAACCAGTTAATCGGCCTTGCCGAAACGCTTGGTGGAGCGTTTAGCGAGTCATTTAAGGGAATTGTGTCGGGCAGCATGAGTGCCCGTGAAGCGTTGGCCAACTTGTTCCAGCGCACGGCAGATCATTTCCTTGATATGGCTGCACAGATAATTGCAGCTCAAATTAAAATGCAGGCAGTAAACCTGTTCATGAGCTTTTTCTCGCCCACTTCAGGCGGCACAACTTCACCTACAGCAAAAGCTGGAACAAGCATTCCAAGCCTTGCTCCTAGCTTGGGCGGCGGTGGACCTTTGAATGATCCGAAAGGGCTGTTTACTTCGCCAACACTTATTTCTCAAAGAGCGATTGGTGGAGCGGTTGGCGCTGGCCGTCCTTACATGGTTGGCGAGCGTGGTCCTGAACTATTTGTCCCTGGAGCGCAGGGCAATATCGTTCCAAACAACGCCATGGGCAGCACCAGCGTTGTCGTTAACGTCGATGCGTCTGGAACGGAAGTACAGGGCAACCAGGGTGGTGCTGAGCAGCTTGGCCGCTTGATTGGCTCGGCAGTGCAGGCAGAATTGATTAAGCAAAAGCGACCTGGAGGACTTCTTACCCGCTAATGGCTACTTTTCCTTCGATTAACCCGACCTACGGGGCAAGCAAGCGCAGTCAGCCAACTGTGCGAAACGTGCAGTTCGGTGATGGTTACAGCCAACGCCTGCGCTTCGGGTTGAATACTGACCTAAAGACTTGGAGCCTGAAGTTTGAGGTGTCAGAGACCGATGCCGACACCATTGAAACCTTCCTTGAAGCTCGCGGTGGAGCGGAGCACTTTGATTGGTCGCCGCCTGACGAAACTGAAACCTACAAATGGATTTGCCAAGACTGGTCGAAGTCCATACCGTATTTGAACAGGGCAACGATCACTGCAACGTTTCAGCAAGTTATTGAGCCATGATTGTTCTACGACCTCAAGAGGGCCATATTTACGAGGAGCTGCTCAACTCCGGCCCTTTTGCAATCATCGAGCTGTTTGAGCTGAAAACGTTCGAGACAATGCACGGTGCGGATGAGACGTACTACTTCCACGCTGGCCGCAACCGTAAAACAACTGAGCCAACTAATAGCGACGATATTGTCAGTGCTTATTCGCTCTATTGGAACGGCCACCACTATCTTCCGTTACCGATTGAGGCAGAAGGTTTTGAGTACAAGGGTGATGGCGGCTTGCCGCGCCCCACAATTCGTATTGCCAACCTCAACAGCAGCATCACGCAGCTACTGCTTGGCGTAAATGCAGTAACGCCAGGCAACGATCTGAATGGGGCACAGGTCACGAGGATTCGGACGTTGAGTCGTTTTCTTGATGGCATCAACTGGGAGAACGGAATCAATCCGTATGGCAACCCCAGTACGGATGAAGCAGCACAGATGCCAAAAGAGGTTTATTACATCGACCGCAAGGTTACTGAAACACGAGATCTGGTTGAGTTTGAGATGGTGTCGTCGCTTGACCTTGCAAACGCAAGAGCGCCTAGGCGGCTCGTCATGCAAAACCTTTGCCAGTGGAAATATAAGGGCAAAGAGTGCGGCTATTCAGGAACAGCGGACTTTACGCCAATCGGGCAGACAGTTACTTTGCAAGCCGCAACTAACTACACGTTTACTTCCGGTGCAAACATTTTGTCGGCGGGAAACAGCCTAAACAACGGTGAAGCCTTGATCTCATCCAATGGCTACTGGATGGCTGTGATGCAGTCTGATGGGAATTTTGTCACCTACTCAAAGCCTGCCCCAGAGCAACAGTATTCTGTTTGGAGAACGAACACTGTCCGGCCCATTGGGGAGTATGAACTCAGGATGCAAAACGACGGCAACCTTGTTATCTACAACAAGGCTGTTGCCCGCAACGACTATGCAGGCGGGTCTGTTGTTTGGGCTGCCGATGTAAACAGGATTGGAGGGCTTTCTGGAGCGTCGTTGTATCAACCAGATGGCGGTCCTGTTTTTTTCCCAAACAATGCAAATGTTGGCAGATCACCAGCTTTAATCTATGAGTTAGTAAGTGCCGATTCATCAATTCAAAACACGCCTACGGAAGATCAGGCAAGCGCAGGCGCTACAACCACAGTGCAGGGCACTCTAAATGTTGACAACAATGAGTACGGAGCAAGAACTATTACAGTCACTTTTACAATACGAGCTGATCCTTTGGCTGCTGGTCATTACTCAGGTCAGACTCGTGCTTGGCGGGCCATTACAGCAATGTCTTTTGATGGCGCGACAGGTATTTACACTGATGGGGAAACAATTATTGGTAAAAAAACTTTATCTGATAGCAACCCTTTCAAAGACAACCATCCAAACGTAACCATTTTAGAAGAAAGCGGAATTTATATCACAGTTGCAGCAAGTTATACGGGCAAACGGCTCAAGCTTCAGGACGACGGCAACCTTGTCCTTTCAGACACAGATGGCTCAAACATCACTTGGGATTCCGAGTTCAGTCAAACGACTGAGCCCCAAGTGTACGAACGAGAGGTTTCAGGCACTCAATATCCACCTGAGGTTGCCGGTCAGTGCGGTAAAACCTTGGAAGATTGCAAGTTGCGGTTTGGATCTGGTGCGCTGCCGTTTGGATCCTTCCCCAGTGTTGGTGGTAATACTGCATGAACGACTGGCAGAAATCTGCGCTCCAGCACGCAAAAGAGGATGCACCGCGTGAGGTTTGCGGTTTGTTGGTTGTTGTTAAGGGCCGCCAGCGGTATTGGCCTTGCAAGAACATCTCAACAGAGGACGACTTTTTTATCCTTGACCCACTGGACTACGCAGACGCTGAGGACGCTGGAACGATTCTTGCCATCGTCCATAGCCATCCCGAAACACCTGCAGTTCCTAGTGAAGCGGACAAGATGGCGTGCGAACAGTTTGGCTTGCCTTGGCATATTGTCAGCTTGCTAGACGACCGTTGGTGCAGCATCAAGCCATCTGGCTACGAAGCTCCGCTGGTTGGACGTGAGTGGGTGTGGGGCGTATCCGATTGCTGGACACTGGTGCGGGACTACTACCGCCGAGAAATGAACATAAAACTGCGCGACTGGCAGCGACCTGAAAGTTCAGAGGCGTTTCGTCAGTTGCCCTTGTTTGAACGGTGTTTTGGTGAAACGGGTTTTGTCGATACGGGCAGCAAAGAGCCTGAAAAGGGTGACGCCATGCTGATGAGCCTTGATGGATCGCCTGGTCTAAATCACGTTGCGGTCTACATCGGAGAGGGCAAGATGTTGCACCAGCTGCAAGGCAGGCTTTCGTCTAGGGATTACTGGGACGGGTATTGGCAGAAAGTCACAGGTAGAATCGTGAGGTATAGCGGCTGACGGCAGATGCTCCGCACGGTCAAGGTTTACGGGCACTTGGCAGAGCACTGCGGTCAAAGCGTGTTTGAAGCATTGGTGCGTGTGCCTGCCGATGCGATCAGGTTTTTGTTGTGTAACTTTCCTGAGCTTCGCAGCTTGATGCGGGACGGGTACTACAAAGTGGCTGTCGGTAAATACGATTTGCAGCTTGCGGACCATCCTGAGCAGCTGCACTACCCGATGGCTGCGGATGATGCGGTGAAGATCATTCCTGTTGTGTCTGGTGCGGGCGGCAAAGGTCTTGGTCAGATTTTGTTGGGGGCTGCCCTAATTGGTGTTGCCATCGTTTCTGGGGGCACAGGGTTGTCACTTGGGGCGGCTAGCCAAGGCGGAGTTTTTGGATTTACAGGTACATCAGCATTGGCTTCTGCTGCGGGCAACATTGGTTTGGCTTTAACGCTTGGCGGTATTGCACAGATGATTACGCCCGTGCCACAGCTGCCTGAAGCACCAGGTGAAGGCCAAGGGGGGTTTGCCTTTTCTGGAGCAATAAACACCAGCCAAGAAGGTATTCCTGTTCCAGTTGTTTACGGGGAGATGATCGTCGGTAGTGTTGTTTTAAGTACCCGGTTGATCACGAACAAGATCGACGACACATCGGAGACGAAAGGAGGCGTTTGACATGGCACTTAGCGACGGTCTTAATTCCAGACAGCTTGCTCAAATTATTGACCTTCTATGCGAAGGCGAAATTGAGGGTTTCCCTAACGCAGGCATAGATCGCAGCACCAATCCGAATGAGTACGCGATCGGTGCGCTTAAAGATGTGTTTTTTAACAACACACCTGTATTAGGGCCTGATGCCACTATTACCAGTGGCGTCACTCTTGAGAGTGACACTATCAAGGAAAATCTAAATTTTGACCTTAATCAAGGTATTTTTGAAACTAAAATTGGGCGACAAGACCAGGTTCCTTTTGGTAAATTTTCTCAGACATCGAGCAGCAGTACCACGCAAGTCAATACTTTGGTCCCTAAAGGGTCTTTGACGAGCACCGATACGCAACTGTTTTTCCCGAACGAAGGCACTCCGGTTACAAGAACAATTACTGATGTGGACGTTGATCAGGTAAACATTACTGTAGGCGTTCCAGCGTTATCAAGGGCCAAGCATGACACTGGAACGATCAAAGGATCCGCGCTGCGTTATAAGATACAAATTCAATATAACGGCGATTCTGATTTCACCAATGTGCCGGTTGAAGGCAGTGTAGACAGAGTTAATAACGAAGGACAGCTTGGTAACGGCAATTTTCAAATAAAGGGTTATACCCCTGACTTGTTTCAACGAACGCATGAAATTAAGTTCACAGCAAAGAAAACAGTTAATGGTATTGAGGTAAACGACCCAGATAAATACCCAATCAACATACGAGTCATAAGGACAACAAATCAAATCAGAAAAGACGATATTTTTACTGACGATTTCTTTTGGTACAGTTTTGACCAAATAATTACTGACAAACTGCGCTATCCCAACACTGCGCTTTTTGCGTCGCAATTTGATGCACAACAGTTTCCAAGCATCCCTAAACGAACATTTCGTATCAGGGGCCTAAAAGTACGCATTCCGCACAATGCAAGCGTCAGGGGGGACGGCTCGCTTGAATACGCTGGAGCGTTTAACGGCACATTTAAGGCAGCACGAGAGTGGTGTAGCGACCCAGCATGGATTCTGTATGACCTGCTGACCAACACAAGGTACGGGCTTGGCGCATATATTCTTACGCCTAAAGAAAGAGAAGAGGCTGAGGCGAGAACTGGTGATCAATTTGAGGGAACAAGTGATGTAGCTGCCAACCTTGATGTCTACAGCTTTCAGCAAGCCAGCGTTTACTGCTCAGAACGAGTAAGTGATAACGCTGGTGGAACGGAAGCTCGATTCGGTTGCAACGTTGCGATTACATCACAGCAGGAAGCATACAAGCTGGTTCAGCAGCTTTGCTCTGTCTTTAGAGCGATGCCTTTTTGGGAGACTGGAACGTCTACAGCAGGAACAGGCGGGATTTCACTGGCGCAAGATCGCCCTGAGGACTTTACCTACATCTTCAACCAGTCAAACGTAACCGTAGAAGGCTTTTCTTACTCGGGATCAAGTATGAAAGGCCGTCCAACTTGCGTTGCGGTCAGGTATTTCGACATGGAAGCTCGCGACTTCCGTCAAGAGCTTGTCGAGCTAAACAGTCAATTTATCGACTCAACAGACCCTAACGTCGATTTTCTTGACAAGTACGGCTACAACAAGCAAGAGATTGACGCTTTTGCCTGCACTAGCAAGTCACAGGCGTATCGTTTGGGCAAGTGGTTTCTTTATACAAGTCACCGAGAAACAGAAGTTTGCAGCTTCTCGACTGACGTTGCTGCTGGCATCATTGTTCGTCCTGGCGACTACATCAAGATTAGTGATCCCGTTCGTACGGGACGTGTTGTTGCTGGCCGTGTCACTTCTGGATCAACGCTGACACAGATCAAGCTGGATCGAAGCGACACTGAGATGTTTGGGGAAAATGCGCCCCAAGGGTTTGAGTTTCACACTATCGACATTGACGGTAAGTACACCCAAGTTGGAAGCTCAAACATTGTGGGCAACACCGTCACGCTTGGAACGGCTTTAAACGCACTTTCCAGTCCTAGAAAAGTACCTGCCGCTGGAGCGCCTTTTCAAATTGGGTATCAAGATGTCATTCTGACGCAGTGGCGCGTACTGACTGTTGAGGAGGGGGATGGCGTTTACAACGTCACAGCAGCAGCGCATGTCCGCGAAAAGTACGACATTATTGAGGACGCTAGTTATACCTTCCCTCCTCGCTCGTATTCACAACTTGATGCTGCTCCAGATCCGGTAACAAACTTGCGACTAGAGGAAGTTTTTTACGAGGAAGGCGACAAGGCGCTGCAGAGAATTCAAATTAACTGGCAGCAGTCAGTTCGCGCTAACGCTTACAAGGTTGTGTATGCGCTGGATGCTGATAATGAAGTAGAAGTTATTGTTTCAACCACTGGCTATGACATCTTAAACTCTGAGGTTGGAACGTACAACGTTGAGGTTACAGCCCTTGGCTATAACCCTGACAGAGGAGAAAGTAGGGCAACTACTGCAAGAATTACTGCTGTTGGCAGAACGACTCCGCCGTCTAACATCGCAAGCCTAAACATTACGCCGATTGACCAGCACAACGCTGAGCTTCACTGGCCAGAGGCAACTGATCTCGACGTAAAAATCGGTGGAGTCGTTGAGATTCGGCACAATCCGCGTACTAGCGGTGACATTAAATGGAGCGAAAGCGAAAAAATCGTTCCAGCTGTTAATGGCAGTACGACGCGCAAGATTGTTCCGCTCAAGGATGGGCACTATCTAGTTCGGGCTAAGAACTCAAGCAATCGCTACGCGCCATTAGTTGGTGTTCCCTCAGTAAAGGTTGACTTGCCAGCACCTCAGGATCTTGAGGTTGTTCAGACCTTTACCGAAAGCCCAAACTTTACCGGAACGTTTTCGCAGTCGTTCAACAGCGTTGATGAAGGCGGCATCACCCTTGAAGCTGACGGCAAGATTGACGAGATCACCGACTTCGACAGCGTTACCAATATCGACTTCTTTGGCGACGTTGTGTCTGTTGGCAACTACATTTTCGCCAACACGCTCGACATGGGGGCTGTTTACGACGTAGAGCTGCTGGCCAACCTGCAGATGAAGTCGATTAACCCAGATGACTTCTGGGATTCACGTTCCAACGACATCGACACCTGGGACGACATCGACGCTGACGATCTGTCAGAAACCAACGCTGAACTGTATTCACGCGCCACCAACGACGATCCAAGTGGCTCGCCTACTTACGGCACCTGGGAACCTTTTGCTAATGCCACCAAACGTGGGCGTGGCTTTCAGTTCAAGGTTGAGATGGAAACAGGCAACGATTCACAGGATCCTGTCGTCCAAAGCTTGGGCGTTACGGTCAGCTTGCAGCGCCGAACTGAGCAACAGCGCGACATCAGCAGTGGTACGTCAGCTAAGGCAGTGACGTTTCCATCTGCTTTTTACAGCACGCCAAGCATCACAATTACAGCTACCAACATGGCGACGGGCGATTTCTTTGAGTTGAGCAGTGTCAGCAGGACTGGCTTCACCATTACTTTTAAGGCGTCTGGCGGTAGCATTGTGGATAGGACATTCGACTACCAGGCGGTAGGCCACGGCAAGGAGATCACCTAATGGCTCAGGCAACTGACTATTCACTCGCTAACCAGTCAGGTGCGAACTTTCGTACTGAGCTGAACTCGATCCTTGGAGCGGTCCAGACGCTCAACAGCGGATCATCAGCACCGAGCAATTTGGTTGCTCACATGGTGTTTTTGGACACCAGCACAACACCGGCAACGCTGAAGATCCGCAATGCCGCCAACGACGGTTTTATTACTCTTGGAACGGCAGCAACCAACTTTGGCCTAGCTGGCCTGTCCGGAGCGACGTTTACGGGTGACATCACGCTGAACGCTCAGTCTGATGTGCGCTTTGCTGATTCGGACAGCAGCAACTACGTGGCGCTTCAGGCCCCCGCCACTGTTTCCAGCAACGTCACGTTCACGCTGCCTGCTGCTGATGGAACGGCAAATCAGGCGCTGAAGACTGATGCCAGCGGCAATCTTGGCTTTGCGTCTTTTCTGCTTGCTACTGAGACCACTAATGGTCAGGTGGTCACGGGTGGTGTGCGTGGAGCGATCACAACGCTGACCGATGCCTCGACTATTGCGATTGATATGGATGACAATAATAATTTTCAGGTAACGCTCGGCGGGTCAAGAACTCTCGGCAACCCGACAAATGTTGTTGAAGGTCAGACCGGGTTTATTGAGGTAATTCAGGACGGTTCGGGCAATAGAACCTTGGGATACGACACAAACTATCGCTTTGTTGGCGGATCGCCGCCAACGCTAACTACGACAGCTAGTGCAAAAGATGTACTGGCGTACGCTGTTTTGTCAGACGAAAAGATTTTGATCACTGCTCACCTTGATGTTAAGGCTCAATCCTGATGACAGTTCCCGGCAATCTTTCTTCCCCGCTGCTGGCAACTGCTGCTGATGCTGCTGCGGCTGCGGTTGCGACTAAATCGCTGCGTTTCAACTCAGGTGATTCAAGTTCACTTACTCGTACTCCATCCTCTGCGTCCAACCGCAAAACATGGACTTGGGCTGCATGGGTCAAAATAAGCAAAACAGATAGCACCGCTCGCCTTTTTCAAGCTAGAGACGGATCATCTGGGAATCAAACTTTTATTCAGCTGCGAAACGACAATAAAATATATGTTGCTGGCAATTCTGACGCATTTACTATTAACACGGATGCTCTGTTCCGTGACCCCGGGGCGTGGGGGCACCTATGCGTTTCTTTTGACACCACGCAGTCAACTGCTGCAGACAGGATTCGCATTTTTTGGAATGGAGTGCAGCAGGATGTTTCTGGAACCCAGCCATCACAGGATTATTCAACAGCACAAATTAACTCAACCTTGCTTCATAGCATTGGCAATGATCCGGGGACAAATGGAGAGTTTTTCAACGGTTATTTAGCCGATATATACCTGATTGATGGGTCTAGACTTGAGCCCACATCATTTGGGGCGTATGACGACAACGGCGTTTGGCAGGCTGCAGTTTATTCGGGAACATATGGTACGAACGGATTCCATCTTGCGTTTGGCGACTCGTCAAGTAATGCTGCCCTTGGAACGGACAGCAGCGGTAATGACAACACATTTACTGTAAACAACCTGTCAGTTGCGCCTGGTCTTGCAACAGCCAATCAGGGCTTTGATTGTGTTACCTGGTCAGGTAACGGCGGCACACAGTCAATTAGTTCTTTGGGTTTCCAACCAGATCTCGTATGGTTCAAAGGACGATCTGGAACTGCAGGTGTTGGCAATCACCGCATGTTTGACGTTGTTAGAGGAGTGCAAAAGCAAATTTTGCCTAACTTAACTAACGCTGAAGGAACTGATTCAAACACGCTAACTGCTTTTAATTCAAATGGATTTTCAGTTGGTTCCTCTGATGCAGTCAATGGAAGCGGTACAAATTATGTGGCGTGGTGCTGGAAAGCAGGTGGGGCGGCTTCATCTAACACCGATGGCACAATCACAAGTTCTGTGTCTGCAAACGACACCTATGGGTTCTCAGTAATAAACCATACCGGAACGGGTGCTGCTGGCACTTTTGGGCATGGTTTGTCCAGTGCCCCAGACTGGCTGATATTCAAAAACAGAGAGGCTACTGACAACTGGTTTGTGTGGCACTCTGCCTTGAACTCTGCCACCACTGGCGGAGTCTTGAACAACACAAATGCGTTTTTTACAAACGGCACAAACGAGTTAAATTCAACTTTGCCAACCGATTCGGTTATTCATGTTGGCAATAACTTAGCAACAAATGGCAGTGGTCAAGAGGTAATTTGTTATGCGTGGACTGAAAAATCTGGATTTTCCAAATTCGGCAGCTACACCGGAAATGGATCAACAGATGGGCCTACGGTCACACTAGGATTTAGGCCAAGATATATACTGCTTCGCAGCACAAGTGGATCAAGAGCTTGGTGCATTTATGACACTGAGCGTGACACAAGCACCACTAACGATAATAACCTTTTTTCAAATAACAACAGCGCAGAATCTTCTGATTCTTCTCACAACATTACTATTCTTGATAACGGCTTTAAGCTTGCAACCACGAGCGTAAACAGAAACGGCAACGGTGAGACCTATGTCTACGCTGCGTTTGCCGCCAAACCGAATGGTGCGGACAACGACAGCCTGTTTGACGTACCAACGAACGGCGCACAGTCAGACACTGGTGCGGGCGGAGAAGTCAGCGGGAACTACTGCACGATGAACGCTGTTCACAGCAATAGTACTGTAACTTTCAGCGACGGAAACTTACATGTATCTAACTCCAGTGGTTGGTGGTCTCACACGGGAACGGTTGGCGTTAATTCTGGGAAGTGGTACTACGAGCTTCAAAAAACCAGTGGTAGTTATATAGGCGTTGGCTGGAGAAATGACGCAACGTCACAAGGCAACCCTTCACATAATGCCAATGGTGGAGGCATATATTTCTCCCATAATGGCAACAAGCAAAGCTCAGCCGGAAGCTCTAGTTACGGTGCTACATGGGGGAATGACGATGTCATTGGCGTTGCGTTTGATCGGGACGCTGGAACGATAACTTTTTACAAGAATGGAGTAAGTCAAGGCCAAGCTTTTACTGGCATGACCGATGGCACTTTTATGCCAGAAGTACAGATATACCAAAGCGGCGCTAGGGTTAATTTTGGACAACGGCCTTTTGTATATAGCGCCCCAAGTAACCACAAAGCGATTTGCACAGCGAACCTCGCGACCCCGACGATTGCCGATGGTTCGACGGCGTTTGACGTACGTTCAGGTCTTACTGCTCAATTTACGATAAGTGACTTGAAGTTTGCAGCTGACTTGATTTGGGGCAAATCTACAAGTAACAACGAGTATTGGATCGCCGCTAATTCATTAGATAATTTTGCAAATGGTCTTAAATTAAATGAGACTAGTGCTGAGGGTTCGGGAACTCCAGTCACAAATGTTACTGCTACGGGTTATCAGTCCTCTAATAACTGGTTTACGACTGGTAGGACTTACGTCACCTTTAATTGGGACGCCGGATCATCAACGGCCAGCAACACTGACGGCAGCATCACTACATCAGTCAGAGCAAATCAAACTGCTG